TCACGTTCGATCCCTCGACGACCTCGACGCCCTGCCAGGTCCACTCGACATTTCCGAGCGTCAGACGGAGGGTGAGCGGTCGCTGGGTGATCCAGTAGGGGTCGGCCGAGCGGAGGCCGTCGTGGGAGATCGTCCAGCCGCCCCCCTCGGCCGGCGCCAGTCGCCAGGACCCGAGCCGGGCCGCCAGCGCCCAGCCGGCGCGCAGCTCCCCGCCGACACCCTCCGCGGACACCGCCTACGGCTTGGTGGTGAGCTGGCCGGTGCCGGTGAACTTCGAGGAGAACGTCACCGCCGCCTGGACGCCACCCTTGATCCCCGAGGTGAACCAGGCGGTCCCGTAGTAGTAGCCGCCCAACGAAGTCTTGTCGGGGTAGAGGTAGAACTTCTTGGCCGAGTTGGGCGAGACGGCCATCATGTCCCAGGGCAGCGTGATCGCCGTGTCGAAGGGGCCGTCGAAGGTCCCGCTGAACTTGCCCTGACCGCGGACGGACTGCGCCCAGTCATCGCCGAGCTGGGAGACGTCGACGGTGTCGAAGTCGATGTCGATCCCGTAGTTCGCCGCGTTGCTGAGCGGCTGCGCCTCGGTGCCTGAACCCTGGACATAGAGAAGGGCATTGCGCCCATGGAGCCGGCTCACCGTGTCCCTCCTGCTACCGCGGCCAGGGGCCGCTGGGTGATGGTTTCGAGCAGCACGCGCGCTCGATCGTCGAACGTATGGCCGCCGGCGAGCACGTACCGCCGCTGCCGGTCAGCGAGCTCGTTCCGCCAGCGGTCGTCCACGAGCAGGCCCCGGACGATCCGGCCGAGCTCCCCCGGCGCCCGGAACGTCGGCACGGCATCACCGAACACCTCGCTCAACTCCGGCCGCTCGTCGCTGACTTGGCAGGCGCCGCAGCCGGCCAGCTCGTACGCCCGCGGATTCAGCGACTCCGCCCGCGGGTGAGCCCGGTGGAAGTTCAGGCAGATCTTGGCCGACGCCACCTGGACAGCGAGCTCGGCGCCTTCGTATGCCCGCCGGTCCTGCTCGTAGTGCGGCCAGAGCGGCGACGACTTCGTGATTCCCGGCCAGGTCCCGCGCAAGCGGAGGTCGATCCCCGTCCAGTCGACCTGCTCCAGGAACGCCTGCCGCTCCGCCCACCCGGTCCCGCTCAGGAGTACGTCGCAGGCCAGCGCCGGATCCGGCTCGACCGGCCGCCAGACGCGCGGGTCGAAGGCGGCTGGCAGGTACGTCCAGCCGCGCTCCCGCGCCGACAGCCGGTCGTTCGTGAAGTGGTGCCCGCAGTGGCGGGCGAAGACCGCCTGCTGGTCGTCCTCATAGGGTGACTCGGTGAAGACGACCGCGACCGGGAGGCCGGCCCGGTTGCACAGCTCCAGCCCGAGCGGGTGGATGCCGCCGCCGGCGGTCACCACGACCAGATCGGAGCGCCGATGCAGGGCTTCGGCCACGATCCCCTCGCAGGCCAGGCGCGACACCAGCTCGATGTCGTCGGCCAGGTCCGGCCGATCCGAGTTGGCCAGCGCCAGCCCGTGGTAGACGAGCCGGCGCGGCGTCCTGAAGTCGGTCACCTCGACGTCCGGGAGGCGGGCAAGCGCGGCGCGCAGTCCCCGCGAGACCTCCGCCGTCGCCGTGACCGCCGCCGCCCAGACGAAGAGGATGCGCACGCTAGGGGGTCTGGGTCGCGTACTGATCAACGTCGTCCTTGGTCACGCGGCCATCGGCGCCGGTGCCGGTGACCTGGCCCAGGTCGATGCCCAGCTCCTGGGCCCGCCGGATCGCCGCCGGCGTCGCGTCGATGGTGCCCGGCCCGCCGTTGTCGTCAGGCTCCTGGCCGCCGGTCTGCGTGTTGCTCGGTGGCTGGTGCACGGCGACGGCCTGCCCGCTTCCGGCAGACTCGCTGCTGGCCTGCCGCTCGAACTGCTCGGGGCCATCCTCACCGATGAGGATGGCCTCCTCGCTCTCGACCACGCCACCCTCAGCCAGCGGAGCCTGGGCGGCCCTGCCGCACTCGGGGCAGATGCCGTCGCCATCGGTGCCGGCCACGTAGCGCTCGCAGCTCACGCACAGCGTGGTCAGGTGGGCGGTCGGCACTTCGCTGCTGATCGGCAGCATGGGGTCATCGGGGCTCATCGCTTGGTTCCTCCGGTCTCCGGCTTGGTGGCGACGGCGTAGAGGTCGCCGCGCCCAGGGAAGTGGAAGACGGTGACCTCGGCCAGCCCGGCCGCGGTCAGCCACTCCTCCAGCTCGTCGCGCTTCACGTTCGCGTAGTGCTCGCCCTCGGGCAGCGGGCCGCCGTCGATGCCCGAGTGCGGCAGCCGCCCCTCGCCCGCACAGGTGATCAGGATCGCCCCTCCCGGCCGGAGCGTGAGGGCGGCGTTGCGGACGATCGCAGCCGGCTGCTCGGCGTGCTCCAGCGCCTCACAGCAGACGACCAGGTCGAAGCCGGGCCTGAGCCCGCCCTTCGGGGAGCGCGCCTGCGCCATTCCGGCAGACGCTGCCACCTTGGGCAGGAAGTCGGGCGAGGACGCATCGGCGGTCAGCTCGACGCCGCGGCCAGCGACCACGTCGACGCCGAGCCAGGCGGCACCCGGCTCCATGCCTGGCCAGGCGTCTCGCGCGGTCCCGTTGATGTTCAGGCTGCCGACCTCGAGCACGCGCTCCGGCGCCGGCAGGTCGGCTGCCCGCTCGCGCAGCCAGGCCATGACCTCGGCGTGCATCAGGACGCGTCCTGGGCGCTGGACTGGCGCTGGACCTGGGCCGTGAAGCCGACCACCACCCACAGGTTCTCGTCGCGATCGACCACGGTCGTCTCCCCCTCTGGCTCGATGATCAGGTAGTAGGCCGACGTGGCGTCGTCAGCGGTCAGGGTCGTGTTGACGACCTGCCGCAGCGCCCGCTTCGCCTTCTGGGCTCGCTTGCGGGCGAGCGGCTCGGTCAGGTCCCGGGCGACCACGAGCAGGCGCGGCCACTCGATCGGCTCCATGAGGTCGCCCAGCACGTGATCGGCGCCATGGCCGTCCTCCTCGTACACGGACAGGCTGGCCGTGGGCAGATCGGGGAGGTCGTTCAGGAACAGGTCGGTGCCCTGGGTCCCGCAGCCCTGGAGTTGCAGGTAGCGGCCGACCTCCTCGATCATCCCGCTCATCGGAAGCCCTCGACGTGCGTGAAGCGGTCGGGGTGGGCGCGCACCGCCACGCGCTCCATGACGGCCCCCTGGAGCGCGTGGACGTGGGTGACCAACTCCTCCAGCTCGGTCGGGTGGCAGCGCGGGAGCGCGACGAACGCGCTCCAGGCGTCGGTGATCCGATCGATCACGTCGAGCTCCTCAGGCGTCAGACTCACAGCCGCCCGAACTCCTCGCGGATCTCGCGGGCGACCTCGCCGAGGACCATGTCCCCGGACTCCCTGACCGGCTTGCCCAGGTAGTCGGCCTGCTGGCCCGGCTTGTGGCGCCAACTCTTCTCCCGGTGCTGGCGGTAGGCGTAGGCCGCTGCTGCGCCGCCGTAGCCCAGCTCGACGCGGTAGCCGGTGCCGTCACGCAGCGGCTCAGAGACGTGGCCGGAGCCCTTCAGTGCGCCCGGGTGGGGATCGCGTGGCGAGGTCGGAGGGCCGCCCACCGGGACCAGGCCCTGCGAGCTCGTCATGATCCGATGCCCGGCGCGGTACAGGCCGCGGCCGGCCGCCTTCGGCGCCCGCTCGCCCAGCCGTTCCAGCATCGCGATCAGCTCCCTGTCGCCGCGCAGGCTGACGATGATGCGACCGGGCATCAGACCATGAGGATCACGTGGCTGGCCCCGCGCTCATCGGTGCTCAGCTCGGCGGTCAGGATCACCGGCTGCTGGGGCGCGTAGCCGGCGGGCAGGGTGAGACGCGAGTCGGGATCGATGAAGGCCGGCGCCGAGTAGTCGAGGTTGATCAGGCGCACGCGCAGGTTGCTCACCTTCTGCTGGCCGTCCTTGACCCGGACCATCCGGACCTTGGGCTGGCAGTAGGCCCGGTAGGCGACCGCCGTGCCGTACGTGGTCGCCCCGTAGCGATCCCGCCCGGTAGGGGGCTCGATCGTGGCCGTCTCCGTGAACAGCCGCGCCCACTCGCGTTCCACGTGTTACACCGGGCGCAGCGGGCCGGGCACGTCAGGGGGCGAGCCGGCCTCCTGCATGCCGCGCCGGAAGTAGGGCTGGACCTCGTCGTCGTCCTCCTCGTGGCGCTCCTTGATGGTCTGCGAGAGACCACCGACGAACGTCTGCGGGCGTAGGAGTCCGTGGGCCGGGTTGCGCAGATCCTTGGCGGTCGCGCGCAGGCTGTCGACCACCTTCGTGCGGTCCAGCACCAGCCCGTCGAGCGACTTTTGGACGGCGAGCTGGGAGTAGCGCGCCGCCAGCGCGTCAGCGGCGGCCGCGGCTGCCGGTCGGAGCGAGCCGCCGTTGGCGGTGAGCAGGTAGGCGATGTCCTGGTCGGAGAGTGTGGCGTCGGCCAGCTGATCGACATCGCCGACCAGCAGCCGCACCTTGTCACGGTCGTTCGTGGTGGGGTCGGAGTAAGTCCAGGACATCGCCTCCTCCCT